TCTTGTATTTTTGTTTGCAATGCTCTTTGGTCTATCTTATCTTTAAGGTCCATTCTTTTTAACCTTAAATCAGCTGCAAACTTTAATAAATCTCTTTCGGCTGCTACTCTTTCTTTTCTTCTTTCTTCTGCTATCTGACCTAAACTTTTTGGTCTGTTGCCTTGTGCTGCTTGAACAAACCTAGTTAAATCACTACTTCCTAGTAAGTTACCTTGTACTGCCATTTGTTATCTCCTCGATTAACCAGCTAAAATAGCTCGTAATTGTTCCGTTGCGTCTCTGCTAGAAGCACCGGATGGGTCAAAAATACCTTCGAAAAACCTACTTGGCTCGAAACTACCTCCGCTTCCGCCATAACCTGCGGATACACCTCCTGCAAGAATATCAGCTATACCACCTAGTTGTTGCCCTAATCCAGGTTCTTGTGCTTTAGCTGCTCTAAACGCATCGTTAGCATTTAAAAATCTATTTAGTTTGGCTAGTTCAAGGTTTGTTAAATCACTAGATAGACCCCTAGCAGTCTGTAAATTAGTATCTGCAAGAGCTCCTATAGTGCCTAGATAATTTAAATCATTTCTTCTTAAACCTTGTAGTCCGGCTAGAAAGTCAGCACCGGCTCTCTGGGCCTGTGCTCTTCTTCCAAACTCTGCATCTCTTAACTCATTTAATATTCTAGTTTGTTCGTTTAAAGATGCACTGCCTATGCCACCTCTGTTAAACTGAGCAGACAAAGCGTTCTCTGCTGCCCTATTAATATTCCTTACATCTCCCTCTACACCCCTTAATACATTAGTCATGAAAGGACTAGACTCAAAGAAGTTTGCATTTGGCACTTGAACATTAAATATATCTTGAAGCCTATTTGCTTGTCCAAGACCTCTATCAAAAAGGTTTTGAAACTCAGGAGATAAAGTAGTAACGGCTCCTTCAGGACCATAAGTAGCAGTACCAAAAGGGCTGGTTGCTGTTCCTCCTATTAAATTAAAAGGGCCAGTTGGAACTCCACCTTCTCCAAATAAAACTCTTGACGTTTCTCTACGTGCTTTTTTAAGCTGCTTGCTTGGCTTATCGTCAAACATACCGCCTATAGAACTAAATAAACCCATTTTTTATCTCCACCATTGTTTCTTTAATATTTTTATACTCTTTATGCAACCTTTAGGAATAACAGTGTCAAAGCCAAAAAATACTTTATCATCATGCCAACCTAAAGCTGATACAGCTTTTATATCTTCTTCTGTTTCTTCTATCACCCAACAAGGTAATTTTATTGTAGCTGTTGTTAAGTCTTTTGTTTCTTCAAACCAACCTGTATGACTACTCGTTATGTCCTTCCAGGTTATCAACACTAAAGGTTTGGTTTTCAATACTTTTAGTGTTACCTTGTCTGCCATTCATTATGCCTTGTAATAAAATTTTTTGTGATGTTTTATTTGCTGTCACCATTTCATTTCTAAAACTTTCTACTGCTGCTCCAGTTTGTATTTGTCGCTGCGAGTTCTCTACTAGTAACATAGGTAACCAAGATATTGCACAGTTCCACTCTTCAACGTGCTTTTCCGATTGTGGGTCTTTACCTGTTACTTTTATATACCAAGCGCACTCAAATCTTTTGCAAGGTTTAAACTTGTTAAGAGGACAAGCGTCCTTTACTTCTGCTCTCATATTAATCTTTTGTGCAAACTATGACATTTAAATATTGCACATCAAGGTCTAGTGCAGAGCTTGTGTGAGTGTGTGTGCTACCACTACCTGTAGCGGCTGTTTGTTGTCCTGACACACCTCCTCTTACAGTATCTGTTCCCGAAACAAAATCATTTGTATTTGGAGGGTCTTGAGTTGATGTTCCAGTAAAACCATTTATTACGTGAGTGTGAGAAGGTAATTGTGCAGTAGTAAGAGCAGTACCCCCTATAGTTGCTGTTTGACTAGCAAACGCTGTTTCAAAAGCCACCGTACCACCAGTAGATCCACCATCTCCACTAGTTACTCGTAACGCTTTATCGTTGTTTGCAGTAGATTTGGTAAAACCTGCTGGTGCTGCTTCTTGAAAAAAGAACATAACACTGCCACTAGGTATATCACCTGATTCTACTTTTGTAGCTATAGCCGTAGCAATAGCAGAAAACTCTGTGTCAAAATCTGAACCTTTAATAACTTTGTTTGCATTACCAGAGGCAAGGTTATCTTTTGCACTAAAGTCTGTTGTCTGTGTATAATTACTCATTATTATTTATCCTCTCGCCCTATTTTTACAAATAAAGATAGTTGTTCCACACTTAAAGAATTACCGTTTGATACAAAAAATAAACCAATACTTAGTGTTCTTCCTGTTCTTGATGCAGATGATTTTATTTTTTCTAGGGCTACACCGCCAGAAAATTCAGCAACATTAAACTCAGCAACATTAAACTCTGCTAAAGCACCTGCTCCTTGTATAGTTAAAGTTCTTGAACTATTTGCTAAACCGTTGTCAAAATCCCAGTCAAGTACAAATTGTTGATTACTTGCACCAAATACTGTTGCCCCTACATTTTTTAACATTTTAATTTTAGACGTATCAAAGTCTGCGTAGTTACTTGCCCACCTAGATGTGTATGTAGCTAATGCAGGTGGAGAAGTAGTTGGGTCGATATCATTAAAACCTTGATACTTACCTATGTTACCTTTTTGTGCTAAAAAGGTTTCTCCTTCAAAGTATACAAAACTAAACCAATCTGTTTCTGTAAACTTTGTTATTCTTGGAGTATCTTTATCTAGCAAACTATAATTATGTATAGAAAAAATATCTCCATTTGGTGCTTTTATCCAATACTGACCTTCTTCTGGGTTATAACAAGTGCGTATTTTTGCTAAGTTTCCTGTAGGAGTATTCATACTGTCCACTAGGGTTTTTCTTACCACTTGTGTTATTTCAGTTAACTCAACTCTGTTTGTAGTAAACACTACTTGTTTTAATGACCGTATACCTGTACTAGATAAAAAGTATATATCATCGCCTACTTGCTGTACGCTATCTCTTGCAATACAACCAATACCTTTTATTACTTGCTCTATAGATAGCGTAGCTGGAGCTTCTGGGCTATCATAAATAATAATACTATCACGCAGAAAAGCTACTAAAAAACCATCAAAAGAAGATATAGCAACTAGTTCATCAAAACCAGTAGACACAGAACCTGCGTTTCCTAGTACGTTTATTTCACCTCCACCTGTTGTCCAGCTAGTTTCATCTAGCAAAGCAGAGTAGGCTATAATATTTTTACCTATACCAGAGTGAGATTTTTGCACCCATAATCTACCAAACCCACTGTGTATGCAGTTTCCTGTAGGTACTGTACCTGCAGCTTTAACAGCTTCAAGTTTTTGTGAATCGTTGCCTGTTCCTGTTAAATCTACTTCTGTGCCTGCTACTGCATTTGCAAAAGAAGTGGCTAACTTAAGTGTGTTATCATCTACTCTAATAACGTAAAAAATATTGCCGTCCGTAAGGCCTGCTAATGTTGTACCCCCACTATTTTCATACTTAATAATCTCTCCGGTAAAGTAACCATGATTAGTAAAGGTAATGGTATTGTCATCTATGTTTACATTTGC